TGGAGGTGATCCAGCTCCTTGTATTCCAAGTCTTACTTGGTCTCTACCAATTTTGTCAGCTTGTGCATTAGCAAAATTAAAACCAGTAATATCACCTATTTGTGTTCCAAGCTTCTGTATCATTTGCGCTCCACCAACACCTAAAGATTTTCCTAATGTATTGGCTAAACCTTTTCCATCCAAACCCATAGCCTTTGTGCCAATTTTTGTTCCTATCAAATTTCCCAACCATTGACCTAAACCGCCCGCAGCATACGCACCAACAGCTAAACCAACTCCTGTATCATCCGTATCACCTCTTAAAATATTTGAAACTGTTGGTTTAGTTCTATTAGATTTTTCAGCAGAACCAACACCAAAACCACCGGGTTCAGCAACAGATTTTTTTTCAAATAGAGTTTTATACTTCTTTAAAGAATTGTATATTGTTTCATCTTTATTATTTTGAATTTCTTCGTTTAAAGAAGCAATTAAATACAGTTTAGTTGTATTTCCTATTTTATTCATGACATTTTTTTGAAATAATTTTCAAATACTTTAACAATATTTTTGCTTAAATCTCTTTTAGATGAAGTTTTTATCAATTGAACGGCTCTTTCATGATCTCTTTCTTGCCACAAACCGTTTTCAAAAATCCATTCTCGTCCTTCCATGATTCCATTCACAAAAGCATTTGGAGCAGAAGGATCTGCAACAATATCAATAGCAGCTAACATAAAATCTTCTTGGACTTCTTGATAACCGTTTTTTGCACGTAAAGAACCCATACCACGGGTAGAAACACCTAATTGAGCCCCCTCATCAATTAAATTTTTGACGATTCTGCCCATAGGGGTATCAAGAACTTTTGCTTTTCCATATACATTTTTACCATCTTCATGAAGTTGTTTAATTATATGAGAAACACGATCCAAATTAACTGTTGGGCCGCTTGGATGATTCAATTCGCCCATGGCGCGACCTTTATCAACATATTCAGTAATATATCGTTTGCATTCTTTTAACAATGTATTTTGTGGATAAATTCTTCCATTCCTATTTTTTACATCTGATTGCATAAAAACACCTTCGATGAAATAAACTTTTTCACCATTACCGATGTTTTCTTTAATATACTTTACGTCTTCTGTTAATTCAGTTATTAGTTTCATTTTTTGGTTCCATTATTGTTTTAGCAACTTCTTTATACTTTTCTTCTAATTTTGTTCCTACTTTGGCATACAATAATTTTCCAGCGTTTTCTTTAAATGAAACAGCATTTTCTTCTATGACATTTTTAATAATTTCTCTTACGTCGTTTTTCATATTAATCCTTTAGAGTCATTTGCAAATTTTAAATGTTGTTTGAATTCATTGCTGCTTTTGAATATATCACAAATCATTTTTTCTCTATTTTCAGCATTTAGGGATTCAAATAACATTTTTATTATTTTCATTTCATTTTCAGTAATATTTATACTTGAACCATCTTGAAATAAAAATTTGCCTTCTTTAAATTCTTCTATAAATGATATAAATTCATTTAATTGACTAGAACTATTGGTTACAATCTTTTTTTCAAGTAATTTTTTAGATACAGATTTTTTTACATCATCAATGCAATCATTAAGCTTTATAGCCAAAGCTTGTGTTATGTTTTCTTGAAAATGTTTTTCATTTTCCTCCATAAACATTGATTGAATGCCATTTTTTAATAAAATGTGTGTTGTATTCATTGCTGCCCTTGTTGTTCTGCGGCTTGTTGCTGTGCCATAGCCGCCATTTGTTCTTGTTGCATTCTTTGTCTATCAACTTCCATTTCTTTGTCCATTGCTCTCATTTCTTCTTCACTTTGCCGTAAAACGTGTTTTCTTACGTATTGTGAAGAAAAATATTTGCCAATGTATGGGTCAACAAAAGAAATCATTTTTAATCTTTCAGCTAAAATTTCTGCTTCTTTTAAGTCCCAGAAATAATTATCAGTATTGTAAATAAATTTAATGTCGCCCTTTAAATGGCGCCAATCATCATCAGTCACAACTCCTTTTAACAAAAGTTGAACACGCATTGTGTCTATGAACAACTTAGAAAAATGATGTCGTAATCTATCAATAAATTTATAAAACTTTACTTCTTCTCTTGTAATTTCAACAGAACGACCCATATTAAATCCTGTTGATTCAGATGTTAATCTGCTAATTGGGACGTTTAAGGAATTGTATAGCTTCTTCTTAAAATAATCAACGTCTTCTATTTGAGACATTGCTTGGCCACCAGGTAAGGTAGTAATTTCTGTTCCCCTTGAACCTTCTCTGCGTGGCAACCAGTAATCTTCAAGAACAGATAAATGATTTCTTTCATCTCTAACTTCTCCAGTTGCTTGATTATAAATCAAGCGCTGGCGGAATCGACTCATCATGTCTCTGATGTATTGCTCGGCTTTTTGTTTTGGTAATTGCCCCACGTCTACATAAAACACTCTTCTCTCGGGTGCACGTGCTACACGGTAAACTAGAAGAGCATCTTCTAGTTGTCTTAACATATTCAATGGTCTAATTGCTTTATGTAAATAACCAAGCACTCTTTTTGTATTTAAATCAATTATGCCAGATGGAACATAAATGATGCTATCTACGGATAGCTGCAAACCACCAGGCCCCGTTACCATGTAGGTGTCTTTATCTGTATTTGTATAAAGATAATATTCTTCAATATCTTTAATCAATGAAACAGAATTGTTGTCAACTCTTTCCATTTCTTTTTTAATTTTTCTTATCTTTTTAATTTTTAATGGGTCTATTGGAATAATTTCTTTTATACCTTCTGTTGGAAAATCTTTATCAATTACAAGATTATAAAAGACTTTAGAATCAATATACCAACGTCTAAAAATTTCATAGGATTTATTATTAAAATCAAAAAGATGCAATATTGTTTCAAACTCTCTTTGAATTTTATTTTTAATTGTTTCAGAAACAGGTAATTCTGATAAATCAATTTTTACTGGTTTTCTGTCTGTTCCTAAAACTATTGAAGCATTTATGATTTCATCAACTGCATTGTCTACTTCTGGATAAACAGACATGTTTCTGTATTGAACAACAGAAGCGCTTTCATCTCTCAGGTTTGCAGCATAATCTAAAGCTGTACCAAAAAATCCACCAGCTTCTACAGTAACGGTGCCGTCGTATACTTCAGGTGCGGCAAAAGACTGTAAAGCTTTTTCTTTTTTATCTTGCTTTGTTGTTTTTTGTTTTCCAAATTCAAAACCAAATAATTCTAATTCCATAAATTAACTCACATTCTGATTATTTGAAAGAGATGTATTAGTAATATTTATACCCTGAGAAACCAATTCAATATAGTCATAAACAACAATCACTTGAAAGACATTCATCATATTTGGATTGGCCATGTTTAAACTCATTTGATTTATTGCTGTAGGCCAACAACCATGCATAATATATTCTTTTAATATTGATGTGCCATTCATGTCCAAATGCTTAATTCGCCATCCATATGCTTTATATGATGTATTTTGATCAATTGGAGATGATATATTTGTTTGATGATTGTTTATACTATTTTGCCAATTTTGAAAATATTGCCACAAATCCTGTGTTCCACCTTGATCATCCAATACTGAAAATGTCCATGTTCCATATTCCTTTTCTCCTGGATAATGAAATTTTCTTCCAAAATAATCAAGTGTTAAAGTTTTGGTTGAAAGCTGAGGCATTATAGTGGATCTAACATGAAACTTTGTAAATGCCCCACCAGTGGGAAATGTACCTTCAATCAAAAATCTATTTGATCTTGTTCCACCTGAAAAATTTGTTTTAAATTCATTGAGCATTGTTTGTTGGTGCACTATTGTTTGGTATTTGGATCGTAAAATTATCAAAAGTAAGTGTTACTGGGAAGGAAACAAATGCGTTGTCTCCCATATTTAAATTAAACTCTCCGACAACACTTGGCCAACACCGATATAAAGTAATTCGTCGCAACACCTTAGAATTATTTATATCAAGTTGTTCAACCATCCATGTTGTCTGCAAAGTATCATAATTAAAATCATTTCCAGAAACAAGATGGTTATAGTGACCATCTAACAATTCTTTCCATTTTTGAAAAGCCTGCCATAAATTGTTAGAATTTCCGTCATCATAAATTCCAACAGACCAGGGATTATATAATCTATCTCCAGCAAAACTTATCATTCTTCCCCTATAAGGGACAGTTATTGTATTAATTGTTGCTGTTGGAAGTGTAGTAGAGACCATTTTAAAGGTTCCATCTGTAGGTGTATAGTTAACACCAGATGGCCATTTTGGTCTAACAACAAACCTGTTGGCTCTTGTACCACCATTAAAATTAGTTTTAAATGTAGTTATTGAGTTTGACATTATTGTGTGTACGAGACATCGATCACAAACGATTCAACACTCAAAATTGGTTGCACTACCAATTTTATTGCTAATGTAGCTGTATTATTTTGGTTATTGCTATTATCACAAATAATTTGTGTTTTGGTTGTATCCAAATATGGAGCAAATTTATCTATAGATGTTTGTACTTCTGTTACTATTTGATCTCTTGTGGTTTGATTATTAATTTCAAACAGATATTTTAGAGCAATTTGATCTAAAATATTTGTAAGTTCAGACTTGAGTTTGGAAGGACCAACTCTTTCGCCAACTGTTACTTCAGCTGTTGATGCTGTGGCTCCAACAAGATCAGATCCTAAAAATTTAGGATTATTATTTACAAAGAAATTTACTCTATTATTTCTAAGAACTGCTTTCAAATCGCTGGACCAAGAAATTGGGTTTGATATATTTCCATTTAAAACAGTGGATCTGTCTATACCCGCAATACTTAAATATAATTCATTTCTATTCTTTGTTCTTACAAAGAATCCACCTACATCTGGGGCGGTTGAAATATCATATGTTAATTTTGTATTGGGTTGAACTGTGCTTGTGTCTAAATTCGTAACAGTTTTAACACCACAAATGTTAAAAATTCTGTTTGCTACGGTATTACCAGATGTGAGGGCTGCAGAACCCAAAAGGCTAGCAAAATTAGCCATTGTGTAACCATTTCCCGTATATCCACCACTTACATAAATTGTTGGAAAAATACCAGTAGTATATGATTTTGTTATTAGCCATTTTGCTAAATTAGCATCATGGTCTTTATCAATAACAACGTCAAAAAGATTATTTGTATCGTCTGTGTATTTATTTAAGCCCGAAGATGATCCTGCTATTACCAAAGTACCGCCGTATGCCATATAGTTTATAGCATATAAAAATTGAGTTCCTATATTTCTTGGGTTTAATACATTTCCTTCATAAGAGAAGAATCCATATGTACCACCAGCACTTACACCTGAAATCAAGCAATATGTTACTCCGTCCAAAACATTCAAATCACCGACCAAATCTGCTGGCGAGTTATAAACAATATATTGACTAGATGTGGAACCCTTTACTGGATTAAAATATGCAGTATTTGATCTAGAATAAGTCAACCAACCAAAAAGACCACCTGGATCGTTGGAAGCAGCATTGCTAGCACCGCTAAAAACGGGTGGACTGTAGGTTGATCCTAAAATCATGCCCGCTACGAAGGGAAATGTAGAATTTTCCTTTACATATTGGCTAGAATTAATAAACGAGCTGAGTGATGCCATTGTGGTCCTTTGTTATGAAATATTTATATTTTTAAACTGGATACCAAACAACACCATTTTGTGAAAATGGTTCATCATCATCACCGTCTTCGTTCTTGTTAAAGGACAACAGAACGTTATCATCTTCAGGATTTGTTGTTTTTTCATAATCAAATTTAGCAGTTTCAATTAAATCTGCATAATATTCTTGTCGTGTCAGCCAAGCAAAAAACACCAAAGTCATCACTAAGTCATCATTATGACCTTCCTCGGCTTTATATGTATTTGCTTTAGAAACAAATGTGGTTAACTCAGCCAAAATTCTTTCATCATTTATTAAAATTTTATCTTCTTCTACTAATCTTTTTAAAATAGCACAACCAATTTTTTTAGTTTGGGTGGTTGTTCTTAATCCCATTTCGCTTTTTCCTGAAGCAAATCCTTGCGATAAAATTTGACCTTTTCTACCCATCATTCTAGTCATTAGAACATTTTCATAAGATAGGTCATTATACAATATTGTGGAAACTTGACCCCCGATATCGTTAGTCTCAACTAACACATATCCATTATTATATTTTTCTCCTAATTTTTTTAATATAGTTGGAAAATTAAATGGACTTATAGTATTATTTTTATAACTGGCAACAACTTTATATGGGGCTGAAGTTCCGTCAATGACTGTAGCAGCAGAAAAGTCTGATCCCTGTCCTCTAGAAACATCTGCTTGAATAAAATAAATTCTATCATTTATTGGTTGTTCAAAAATTTTTAAACCCTCTTTATCTTCTTCCAAACAATCTTCTGGGGCTAAAACACTCAATTTACTTGTTGAAATAAGTGTATTTGAAGATCCCAAAAAACTACAACCATATTCTTGTTCAAATTGTTCTGGACTAGTATTTGCTATTTGTTCTGATGCCCAAACATCATCTCTTAATTTTGGACTTCCAGGACTTATTGGGGTTTCTTTCCATGTTACTTCCATTGGGTAAAATTTATTTTTTAATTTGTGACCAATGGGCCGCATAGCATCAACCCACAATTTATGAAAATGATTCATTCCATTTGGAGTAGAAACAATTATTAATTTTGTTGTTGTACCAGCAGATATTGTCGGGTACGTGGATGTATAAAAATCTTCGGCAACATGGCTTGGCAAGAATGCGTACTCGTCTAACAGCAATAGGTTATAAGAGCCACCACGGATCGCTGTAGAGGATGTAGCGTCACACATGACCCTGGAGCCGTTTTCTAGTTTAAAGCTCGTCTTATTCCATTCTACAACTCCTTGTTGAAGGAAATG